AGGATTATAATATCTGAAGATCAAATATATTTATACAAACAAAATGACTGGATTGCTATGCCGGGTTATAGTTTTATTAAACCACTAAAAGCTATAAACGAGTATAACACTAAAGAAGAAAGGCCATTAATTGGTGTAGTTAAATACTCTGATGGAACTTTTAATAAAAAAGAACTAGTTGGATTTCAACCTAGTAGTGAATACGAATTTGTTGTTAATGGAGAAAGATTATATAGAGTTTTGAATAAATTTATTACAATTAAATATGAATATCAAGGAAACGAAGAAGAATATAATCCAAGCTGGGCACAAAGCAGTTGAAGAATTAATTAAAGTTGCTAGAGAAGAAATAGTTGATTCAGACGAAGATATATCAGCTGATAGATTAAAGAATGCGGCGGCTACAAAAAAATTAGCTATATTCGATGCGTTTGAAATATTAAACAGAATTCACGAAGAAGAAAATATGCTTGAAGGTAAGCCTATTGAAGAAGAAAAGAAAAAGGTGGAATTTAAAGGATTCGCAGAAGGAAGATCTAAATAATGTATAAACAAGCGTTATATAAAGTTGTAAAGCCCATAAAGTTAAATGCTGTAAAAAGACTTAATAAGTCTAAAAAGTGGAAGTACGGCTATAACAAAGAAAGTGATTTAGTATCTATATCTAAAACAGGACAAATAGGTGAAATACTAGAAATACAAGGTTTTCAAATAGCTTTACCTAAACAACCTAAAGAAATATACTCTTGTAGTAAAATTAAATCAGAACAAAAATGGAAACAATTTCCAGCTAATCCTGAGTTTAAAAGAATTAAAACAGTATTTGATTGGCAAGATTATCCAGATGATTTTAAAGAAAAACACTATGGATATATAGACGAGGAGTTCAAAAGAAGAGAGGAAGGTTTTTGGTTTATGAATAACGGCAAACCAACATACATAACAGGTACACATTATATGTATTTACAATGGAGTAAGATTGATGTTGGTGCTCCAGATTATAGAGAAGCAAACAGATTGTTTTTTATATTTTGGGAGGCCTGTAAAGCAGATCACAGAAGTTACGGAATGTGTTATTTAAAAAATAGACGTTCTGGTTTTTCCTTTATGAGTTCAGCTGAAACTGTTAATTTAGCTACATTAGCTAGTGATAGTAGATTTGGGATACTCTCTAAAACTGGTGCTGATGCAAAAAAGATGTTTACAGACAAGGTAGTACCAATAAGTATCAATTATCCATTCTTCTTCAAGCCAATACAGGACGGTATGGACCGACCAAAGTCCGAGCTCGCTTATAGAGTTCCTGCAAAAAAGTTTACTCGTAAAAAAATGAGGGAACGAGAGGAGCAAGATGATATGGAGGGCCTTGATACAACTATAGACTGGAAAAACACAGGTGATAATAGTTATGATGGTGAAAAATTATCTTTATTAGTACACGATGAAAGTGGTAAATGGGAAAGACCTGATAATATAAAAAATAACTGGAGAGTTACAAAAACTTGTTTAAGATTAGGTAGTAGAATAGTTGGTAAATGTATGATGGGGTCTACTTCTAATGCGCTAGATAAAGGTGGTGATAATTTTAAAAACTTATATAATAATTCTGATGTAACAAAAAGAAATAGAAACGGACAAACTAAGTCGGGGCTATATTCTTTGTTTATTCCTATGGAATGGAACTATGAAGGATTCATCGACGAATATGGACAACCTGTATTTAATATTCCTGAAGAAGAAAAAAAAGATCCTCATGGGCTAGAAATAGATTATGGAGTTATTGACCATTGGGATAATGAAGCTGAAGGATTAAAAGACGATCAAGATGCTTTAAATGAATTTTATCGTCAATTTCCAAGAACAGAAGAACACGCGTTTAGAGATGAAACGGGTAATAGTTTATTTAATCTTATAAAAATATACGAGCAAATAGATTATAACGAAGGAAATAGAAATTCATCAGTATTAACTCCTGGTAATTTTCAATGGGCAAATGGCGTTAAAGATACTAAAGTTACTTTTAATCCAGATCCAAAAGGAAGATTTAAAGTAAGTTGGGTACCTAACGGAAAATTGCAAAATAATGTTATAATTAAAAATGGCGTAAAATATCCAGGTAATGAACACATGGGTGCATTTGGCTGTGACTCGTATGATATCTCAGGAACAGTTGATGGTGCTGGATCAAAAGGGGCTTTGCATGGATTAACAAAGTTTTCAATGGAAGATGCCCCAGCTAACACGTTCTTTTTAGAATATATAGCTAGACCACAAACGGCTGAAATATTTTTTGAAGATATATTAATGGCGCTAGTCTTTTATGGAATGCCAATACTTGCAGAAAACAATAAACCAAGATTATTATACTATTTAAGAAGAAGAGGATATAGAGGTTTTAGTATGAATAGACCTGATAAAATTTGGAACAAGTTATCAGTTGCAGAAAAAGAAGTTGGTGGCATACCGAATTCTAGCGAAGATATAAAGCAAGCCCACGCAGCTGCTATTGAAATGTATATTAATGACCACGTGGGATTATTACCAGATGGTACTTACGGCACTTTGTATTTTAATGAAACTTTAAATGATTGGTCAAAGTTTGATATAAACAAAAGAACAAAGCATGATGCTTCAATAAGTTCTGGTTTAGCAATAATGGCTTGTAATAGACATTTATATAGACCACATCCAAACAGGGAAAAACAGTCATTAAATATAAATATATCAAAGTATAATAATAAAGGATTTTCTTCACAGATAATTAAAAATAAAATATGAACTTAATACAACATTCTATAAATTTTCCATCACAAGCGGTTAGCGATATAGAAAAACTTAGCGAAGAGTATGGTTTAAAAGTTGCAAGAGCGATAAGACACGAGTGGTTTTCAGGCACGACTTCTAAATATCATAGTCATAAAAACAATTTTCATACGCTGAGATTATATGCTAGAGGAGAACAATCAATTCAAAAATACAAAAACGAATTATCTATAAATGGTGATTTGTCTTATCTTAATTTAGATTGGAAACCTGTCCCAATTATTCCTAAATTTGTTGATATTGTTGTAAATGGAATGGCTGATAGAAGTTATGAAATTAATTGCTACTCACAAGACGAACATGGTGTAAACCAAAGGACGCAATATATGGAATCTATATTAAGAGATATGCGTTCAAAGGAGTTTAACGAAAAAGCTAAGCAATTATTTAATGTAGATCTTTACGAAAACAGTCCAGATAGACTACCGTCTACTGAAGAAGAACTAAAACTTCACATGCAACTTACGTACAAGCAAGCTATAGAATTATCTGAAGAGCAAGCATTAAACGTTTTACTAGACGGCAGTGATTATGATTTAATAAGAAAAAGAGTTTTATATGATTTGACTGTTTTGGGTATAGGTGCTACAAAGACAACTTTTAATTGGGTAGATGGAGCTAAAGCTAAATATGTTGATCCTGCTGATTTAGTGTATTCCCACACCGAATCTCCTTATTTTGATGATATTTATTATATTGGTGAAGTAAAAGAAATTCCAATAAATGAATTAATTAAAGACTTTCCAGAATTAACAGAAGAAGAAGTTAAAGAAATAGTGGATAAGTATGCTTATCCTTTAGATTATGTAACGCATAAAGATAAAAATAAAGTCCAAGTTCTATATTTTAATTATAAAACACACATGAATGATGTTTATAAATTAAAAAAATTAGCTACTGGCGCTGAAAAAATTATAAAAAAAGATGATACTTTTAATCCGCCAGTTCAAAACATGGACGGTGACTTTAGTAAGTTAGAAAGAGTTATTGAAACTTTATATGAAGGTGTATATATAATAGGTGCTGATAGATTATTAAAATGGAAAATGGCAGACAATATGATGCGTTCAGATTCTGATTTCGGTACTGTAAAAATGAATTATCAAATAGTAGCACCTAGAATGTATGAAGGAAGAATTGAATCTATAGTAAGTAGAATAACTAGTTTTGCTGATATGATTCAATTAACTCATTTAAAACTACAACAGGTAATGTCTAGAATGGTACCAGATGGCGTTTATTTAGACGCTGATGGTTTAGCTGAAATAGATTTAGGTAATGGAACAAATTATAATCCACAAGAGGCTTTAAATATGTTCTTTCAAACTGGTAGTGTTATTC